TCGTTGCTCCTGTCCTCCCATAAAAGTTGGCAATATCTCAATATATTGAGTGTTTATTGCTCTCGAAACACCAAATCGAGTAGGACAACACAAATGAGAAGTTATGCAACTGAAGGAACGCTGGTCAGCCAGCTTAATCTAGCCGTGATCGCAGCAGCAGGCCATCGACGCCAGGCGATTGGAGTTGAGCGCGGCGCGCGCGGTTTGTCGAGTATCGCCGTCGCGCCGGTCGCCCTCGGGCGCATCAAGGATGGCGCGGGCGATCTTCTGACAACGCCCGGCTTGCGCACCGCTTTCCGGTCAGCACCGCCCGCGATCTCAAGGCTGGGCCGCAACGATCCCCGACGGATGGCGCTTGCGCTCTATGCTACAGCCCGTGAACAGGTGGGCGCGGTCAAGGGTGCGGCTTGGGATAGCCAACCGTCTGCCTCGGGCGCATCTGATCCTGATGCGGCGATCCTATCGCGCATACGCTCTGTTCGTGTGATCGATGCGGCGGAGGGTATCGCCAATCAGTGGCTTTGGTCGCGTTCCGCTCGCAAGTACATCAAGGGATCGAATCGGGTTGTGCTATCCACTAAAAAAGGTCCGGGCAAGCCAATCACGGCTACACACCTCTTGTACGCCGTGACCGTCGAAGGATTGGGTATGGCTGATATCCTGCGCCGTTCCGGTTGGAGCGTGCATAGCAAGCACCAAAAGCGCTTGAGCGATGTCTTTCTAGAGATCGCTGACGCTCTTTCCTCGGCTCTTTTGACTAAATCGAGATCAGTCGTTTGATGTCGCACGGTCGGGTTTTTCTTGACTTTTGATGTCGTGATCCCGTATCACTCATTCCCTACTGACAATCCCAGGCAACAACAGCGCTAGTCCTTCGCTGAAGCAATTAAGCCTTGGGATTGCCGGTCACCCAACCCATCATTCAACATGACCTACCAGAAACAACCCTGGCACCGGCTCTATCACACGGCGGCCTGGCTCCGCCTTCAGGAATGGCAGGTCTCCCTCGAACCGCTCTGCCGCTTCTGTCTTGAACTCGGAAGAACCAACGATGGCTCGCTGACCTATGCCGGTCATCGCCAGACGAATCAAAATCGCCGCTTTCTGGTTGCAGATCACATCATCGCGCACAAAGGCGATGAGGGCCTTTTCTTCGATCCCGATAATCTTCAGACGCTTTGCCCTGATCATCACGACCGAACAAAGCAGCAAGAAGAGCGGCGCGGTTATTCTCAAACCCGTGGCGACGATGGCTGGCCTATCGATCCACGCCACCCCGCCAACCGCACTTGAAAGAATTTTTCCGGGAGGGGGAGGGGTCGAAGCACAGACCCGATCCCCTAGGACCGGAGGAGGCTCCTTTCTGTGCGCAAAGTTGAAATTGAATAGAGTTCTCCAACTCGAAGGAAATCCCGGATGGATCAGTTCGCTTCTCACGCCAAGTCACTTATCTCGCCCTATACGAATACTTTCGTCGTGACCCCAAGCGATGGTGTCGATTTGCCGGAAGATACACGCGGCGTGATTTGTGAAACCTCTGGCGTTCTTGGCATCGTAACTATCGATGGCAATGTAACGACCATTCCCGTCGCGGGGGGCGTTGCTCTGCCGTTGCGCCTCCGCCGCATTCGCCAAACCGGAACAACCGTCACCGGACAAATCAACGGCCTCGTTTAACTTATGGCAAAGGGACGAAAGCCATCCGGCGACGGCGCTGTTGTCCCGATGCGCGAAGAGGGTAGCGAAGGGCATAACTTGGACGCCCGCGCGCACGCCCGCATGTTGGAACTTGAGCCGGAAGGTTTGGACTTAATTACCGAGACCACTTATCGCCGTCTCGCGTTGCCCTTGGCACATCCAACCAGAGATCGCTTGCACGAAGGGAATATCTTTATGTTCCTTCAGCTTGTCCGATCCGTGGTGCGCCATGAGCGCGCGCTTCTTGTGATCGATGATGAGGGCGAGACCTACACGACCAAAACCCGAGACGGCGAGCAACAGAAAACGCGCCCCGAGGTTGCCCAAGTCAATGAGACGTGGCGGCAAATCCGCAGTCTCGCCGGTGAATTTGGGATGACGCCCTCGACCGAACGCGGGCTTAATTCTTCAGGCCAGATGGGGTTTAACTTCCCAGGCGACGAAGATGCCGCTTCGTACCTGACGTGACCAAAACCGAAGACGGCCCGGTCACTGATTGGGCAGAGGATGTGGTCTCAGGCGAGGTTGTTGCCGGTCCATACGTTAGAGCAGCTTGTGCCCGTCACCTGAGGGATCTTGAGGATGGTCCATCAAGAAATCTTCGTTGGGATTTGACCGCCGCGAATAAGGCGATTGATTTCTTTCCAAAAATGCTCCGATTGAATGGCGGCCAGTTCGAAGGAAAGCCTTTCAATCTACATCCGAGCCAAGCCTTCCGGGTCGGGTCTCTCTTTGGTTGGAAGTGGTCTGACGATCACCCTGAAGAAAGTCTTCGCGGCACGCGCCGGTTTCGCCGTTTTTATGATGAGGAAGGGAAGGGGAATGGCAAAAGCCCACTTCTCGCAGGTATCGGCCATTACATGATGGTCTCGGATGGCGAAGCCCGCGCCGAGATTTACGCCGCCGCCTCGAAGAAAGATCAGGCTCAAGTTCTTTTTCGCGATGCTGTTGCGATGCGACACTCGCGCGCGTTGTTCGCTGCCTCGGTGAAAACCCGGTCTGGCAAATGAACTATCGCGGTCGCGATGGCGGAAAAAGGTTTTTCAAGCCAATCTCAGCCGAAGCTGGCCAGTCAGGACCCCGCCCGCACTGCGCGCTCTGTGATGAGGTTCACGAGCATAGATCGCGTGACGTGATTGATCTCCTTGAACGCGGATTTAAGTTTCGCCGCCAGCCTCTTTTGGTGATGGCGACAAACTCAGGCACCGACCGCAAGAGCATTTGCTTTGAGGAACACATTCACGGCGTCAACGTTGTAACCGGCGTTACCGATGATGATGCGACATTCGCTTTTATCTGCGCTTTAGATGATGGCGACGATTGGGAAAATGATCCTACGTGCTGGCCAAAAGCTAACCCCTTACTCGGACACACAATCGAAGAAACCTTTCTCGCCGGTGAGGTGAAGAAAGCCAAGATGATGCCCGGCAAGAGGAATGGCATCGCCCGCCTGCACTTCTGCCAGTGGACGCAATCGGTTACCGCCGCAATCAAACGCGAGGTTTGGGAGGCAGCGCATACCGAAGTTGATCCGGCTGATCTTACAGAGGCGGGCTATCCCTGTTTCGGTGGTCTTGACCTTTCGCAAACACGGGATTTCTCGGCGCTTTCGTTGACGTGGATTATCGACTCTACAAAAGACGCTGAGAAGTTGGTCTCGAAAACCTGGCTTTGGACACCCGAAGCCACACTTGCAGATCGATCTGCGAGAGATCAGGCGCCCTATGAAACATGGGTTGAGCGTGGATTTATCGAAGCCGTTCCGGGCGACCGATTGAAATATACCTGGCTCGCCGATGCCCTGGCGCGCATAAATTCTTTATACCATCCGCTGCTCATCGCCGCTGACCAATATGGGTTGGAGCGATTAACGGATAACCTCACCGAAAAAGGCCTGTCGCTTCCGGCTGAAATTCACCCGCAGGGGTTTCAAAAGCGCATCCTTGATAAAGACCCCGACGCACCCGAGGGCGCTAAAGAGGTTTTTTTGTGGATGCCGGATTCGATCAACAAATTCGAAGAGGCATTGGGCGACGGTCGCTTGCAGGTTGATAAAAACCCGGCGCTCGACTCGATGGCCGCCTCAGTAACTTACGCCGAAAACAGAACCGGCCACAGGATGTTCGATAAGGAACATGCGCACGGTCGGATTGACGGAATGGTCTCGCTCGCAATGTCGGTCGGTATGGCCCTTTGCCGCGAACGTAACTCGGAACCCTCTTCCCCCTGGGATGATGAGGGATTTTCCTTGGAGAACGATCTTTATGGGTCTTAATATTTTTCGCCGAAAATCAACCGCCACTGCGCCCACTGAAACCCGCGCCGAGGTTGTTCTTGATCCGGAACTTCACGCGCTCTTTGGTATGGGCGGCGGCGATGAATCCGTG